CAGCGACTGGTCGTTACTGGCGGAAGTGCAGGCGGGAACGTTTTGGACGATTCCGGTGTGGGGGCATGCGATGCTCAACCTGCAAACCGGAACGCTGGATGCGATGACAGTGCAGGCGGGCGGCCACAACTGTCAAGGGTATCGGCACATCTGGAATTCGACGGGCACGGGGATCTATGCGGTCCGGAACTACATTTCGGGTTACGAGACATCGTCTTACGGGGAGACGGGCAGTGGGATTGGCTTTACCAAGAATTCGCTATGCTCCTACGAAACCTGCACCAGTCGCGGGGCCTGGTCTTCGGGAACGACATATAACCAGTACGACACGGTGACTTCGGGGACCACGACTTATATCTCTCTGCAGGGGTCGAACCTGGGGAACACACCGGGCAATAGCTGCGCTTCTCCTGGAACGTGCACGTGGTGGGCCGCCGAACTCTTCTACGCCGACCACGGTTCCTGCAACGCGATGGATGCGGTCGATCAGGGTCCGATTTTCCTCTCGACGTTTTACACGCAGGGCAACAGTTTTCCGAGCTTTGGCTATGCCGAGATTCTGGGGCAACCATGCGCGACGGTAGACACGGCTGGGAGCAATCCAGCATCGTGCGCACAGGGTGGCTGGCGGCGATTTGCGCCGACCTGGACCAGCCCTTATCAGACAGAGCTGTTTGGTGGGCAGCAGGCGATTGGTGGGGTATCGACGGACGGCTTCCTGTTCTGTTGGGCCAGTTCGTGGCTCGAGACTTTAGGAACAGATTCTACGGGTGGGCCGCGTACGGACGTGTTCTGTGCGGTGGTGGGAACGAATTGAAGGGTTCAGGGGCCAGGGGCCAGTGAAGAATCGGCTTCGGACTTCGCTGGGCTCACGGCCAAATTTTCGTTTCAGAAAAGGGAGGCACGCTGACATTGGCGTGCCTTCTTGCTTTGCGGCGGGGAAATCGAAGGTAGGACATAAGGAGAATCGCGATGAAGAAGTCGGGGAGTTTTGGCCGGGCTTTGCTAGCGGTGGTTCTGTGCGGAACTTTGATTTGGACGGCGTGTTCGACGGCCTGGATTACGGAGGCGGAGGACATTGTGGCGGCGCTGGTTCCGGCGGCTGCGAACTTGATCACGCTGATCGAAGCGCTGCAGGGCAAGAGCGCTTCAGCGCAGGACTTGCAGTTGGTGCAGAGCGCCAGCACACAGGTGCAGACCGATTTACAGTTGGTGAATACGCTGATCGCGCAATATCAGCAGGCGGCGGACGCGCAGACGCAGGCGTCGTTACTAGCGCAGATCCAGACCGCGATCGCGACCGTGCAATCGAATCTGAGCGCGCTGCTGCCGGCTTTGCACATTACCGATTCCGCTACGCAGGCCAAGGTCTCAGCAGTGATTGGCTTGATCTTGTCGGAGGTGCAATCACTCGAGGCGATTATTCCGCTGGTGCATCCGAGCGCGGGGGCGGAGCAGGCGAGCGCGGCGTTCAAGGCGGCGAAAGTGAATCCGCCGCTTTCGGCGAGTCAGTTTCGATCGTCGTATAACGCGATCATGACGGCGAAGACAGGCAATGCTGGGTTGGACGCGGCGGCGGCGAAATGCAAGCTGCATGGGCCGGGGTTCTGGCACAGCCTGGGCCAGGCCATTGGGGAGGCGAGGTTTGGAAAGTAGAGAGTTGCTTTCAGGCTCCGGGAGAATTGACGTGACCAGCGAAGGGAATTCCGTGAGCGATTGGAGAATGCAGCATCACGTCAGGTGCAGTTGCGCACGGTGCATTGATCACCCATCGCAGGCGCGGCCGGGTGTGCATGTTTTGCCCGACCGGTTGCATGTGGTGACGATGCTGGAAAATCCGCAGCGCTGGCGGTCGCGGTACTGGAACTATTGGATGTTCGAGCGGGAGTGCGAGGCCGCGGGAGCAATACTGCATACGGCTGAAATCGCTTTTGGCGAGCGTCACTTTGAAGTGACGCGGGCGGATGATCCGCGGCATTTGCAGCTGCGGACCACCAGCGAAATCTGGCACAAGGAAAACGCGCTGAATTTGCTGATGCAGAGGCTGCCGGCGGATGCGAAGTATGTGGCGTGGATTGACGCAGACGTGAAGTTCACGCGGGCGGATTGGGCGCAGGAAACGCTGCAACTGCTGCAGCACTACGATGTGGTGCAGATGTTCAGCCACGCGCAGGATGTGGGGCCGGAATACGAACCCTTGAGGACTACGCCGGGTTTTCTTTACAAGTGGGTGGAGGATAGGCCGAATCCGCACGAGGCGAATTTCGCAGCGTCCAGGCAAGCCTACGGTTATTACAGCGTGGGCAGCGGGAAGTTTTGGCATCCGGGATTTGCGTGGGCCGCTAAACGGAGCGCGCTGGATAGAGTCGGGATGCTGATCGACTGGGCCATTCTGGGTTCGGGAGATTGGCATATGGCGGCGGCGCTGGTGGGACAGGTGAATCGGTCGCTGTGCTCAGGATATTCACCGGCGTACATCCGGAAGTGCAGGGATTGGCAGGAGCAGGCGGAAAAGCATATCCGCCGAAACGTGGGTTACTTGCCGGGGTTAGTGAACCATTTTTTTCACGGAGCGAAGCGGAACCGGGCGTATGACCAGCGGTGGAGACTGCTCGCGCAAGCGGGATACGATCCGCAAGTTGATTTGAAGCGCGACTGGCAGGGGCTCTATCAGCTGACTGAACGGAGCATGATGTTACGCGACGGAATCCGGCAGTACGGGCGCATGCGGAACGAGGATTCAACGGAAACGGGGATTTAGTTTATGGTGAGCAAGCTGCCGCCAGGAAGCCGGTTGCGATGAATGATCTTTTGCTGTTGCAGCAATTTGGCAAAGTGCTCGACCACAAGGCTGGCCATGGCACTGTGAGGGATTGGCTGATCACGCGGCTGCTGAAAATCCGACCGAAGGGCGGCAACCTGACGTGCCTGCGTTTGAACCGGGCGCAGCAGGAATACTCGCGCACGTGCGGCCGGCGGAACATTGTGCTGAAGGCGCGGCAGTTGGGAATCACAACGTATGTGGCGGCGCGTTATTTCATTCAGACCATAACGCGGCCGGGAACGCTGACGGTGCAGGTGGCTCACAACGAAGATTCGGCTCAGGCAATTTTCAAGATAGTGCATCGTTTCTGGGAGAAACTGCCCAAAGTGATGCAGGAAGGCGCGCTGGTGCGATCGCGCGCGAATGTCCGCCAGATCGTGTTTCCGAAACTCGACAGCGAGTATCGCGTGGAAACGGCGGATGACAATGCGGGCCGCGGGATGACCATCCATAACTTGCATTGCTCGGAGGTCTCCCGCTGGCCACGCAACGGAGCGGAAACGCTGGCTTCGCTGCGCGCGGCGGTGGTGCCGGATGGCGACATTGTTTTGGAATCGACGGCGAACGGCGCGGCGGGCGTGTTTTTTGAAGAGTGGCAAAAAGCTGGAGAGACTGGGTACACGCAGCATTTTTTCCCGTGGTGGTATGAGGCGAGGTATCAGGAGGAGAGTTGGCCGGAGCAGCTGCTGACTCCAGAAGAGAAGGAGTTGGTGGAAAAACGCGGGCTCAGCGAGGCGCAGATTGCATGGCGGCGAATGCGATGGGCGGACTTGCGGCGACTGGCCGCACAGGAATACGCGGAGGATCCGGTGGCTTGCTTTTTGGCATCGGGCGAGTGCGTGTTTGATCTGGAAGCTGTGGAGTTGGCGGCGGTGCGCGCGTGCCAGGCTTTCGAGTCAGAAGATAACGGGCGGATGATGACGTGGTTTCCTCCAAGCAAGGGGAGGCAGTACATCATTGGAGTAGATACAGCTGGCGGAGGTTCGGAGGGAGATTATTCGTGCGCGCACGTGATCGAGAGAAGAATGGGATTGCAGTGCGCGGAGTTGCATGGGCATTTTCCTCCGTTTGAGCTGGCGCGGAGAGTTGCGGCGCTGGGACGGAAGTACGAATCGGCGCTGGTGGCGGTGGAGCGGAACAATCACGGGTATGGGGTGCTGGCGCATTTGAAGGAATTGCGCTATGAAAACATTTTTCAGCAAGGCGGGCAGGACGGCTGGCTGACCTCGGCGGCGAGCCGTCCGGCGATGATCGAGAATCTGGCGGGGGTGTTGATTGCAGAGCCGGGACTTTTTCATAGTCCGCGGCTGCTGGGAGAATTGCGAACTTTTGTGCGGCGTGGCGACGGCAGTGCCGCGGCTGCCGACGGGGCGCATGACGATTGCGTGATGGCCATGGCGGTGGCGATGGCTGTGCGGCGGGAAGATGCGGGGAGACTGGCGCGGCGGGGTGCGATGGGGATGGGGAGTTTGGTGGTGGGTTGAGGAGAGCCGGCACCGGCTTCCGGCTCTCGGCTTTCGGCAACGGCCCAGGGTTACATGTCACTGACTTTCGGGCGGGAGTTGGGGTAAGATGTCCGGCCTTGTGGTCGGTGCGGGCCAAAGGCGGTCGAGCTTGCGCTCGACGGACAGCCGGGGGCGGCTGTCCCCACATGTTTCTTTTTTCACACCCACGTGGCTGTTTATGCTGTCCAACACGTTAGGCGGATGCGGGGCGGGGCGCAGGGACATCTCATGCGCTGCTCGGATGGAAATTTTTATGTGGTGAAGTTTCGGAACAATCCGCAGCATATGCGGGTGCTGGCCAACGAGATGCTGGCCACACGCCTGGCGGAACGCGCGGGGTTGCCGGTGCCCGCGACGGAAGTTGTGGAGGTGGAAGACTGGCTAGTGGAGCATACACCGGAGTTGCATATTCAGCTGGCGCATAACACGATTCGGTGCCAGGCGGAACTACAATTCGGGTCGCGGTATGTGGTGAGTCCGCTGGAGGGGCAGGTGCTGGATTATCTTCCGGTGGAGATGCTGGGGCTGGTGCGGAATCGCGAGGCGTTCGCGGGAATGCTGGTGGTCGACAAGTGGACGGGAAATGCGAATGGACGGCAGGCTGCGTTCTGGCGGAAGTCGCGGGAACGAAAATATACGGCGTCGTTTATCGACCAGGGATATTGCTTCAACGCCGGGGAGTGGACATTTCCGGATTATCCGCTGCGCGGAGTGTATGCGCGCAATGAAGTGTACGAGGATGTACGGGGATGGGAATCGTTTGAGCCGTGGCTCTCGCGGGTGGAGACGATGGCGGAAGATGTGGTGTGGGGCCTGGCGAACGAGATTCCTCCGGAGTGGTATGGCGGCGAGTGGGATGAATTGGAGAAACTGGGGCGGGCGTTGATCTCGCGGCGGGCTGCGGTGCGGGAATTGATTGGGGCGTTTCGCAGTTCGCCGCGAAGGCCGTTTCCGGGGTGGGTGGAACAGGCTTGAACGAAAGCGATTAGCAATTAGCAGTTGGCATTTAGCCAGACTGAGTCGACCATGCTCGATGGCTGAATGCTAATTGCCAACTGCTAATGGCTGAGCGTCGACAACTCGAATTTTTCCTGCTGCGGTATGTGCCGGACGCGGTGAAGGATGAGTTTGTGAATTTTGGGCTGGTGATGGTGGAGGCCGGTCCGAATGGAAATGGGGCAAATCAACACCGCTTTGCCGATGTGCGGTTTACGCGAGACTGGCGACGGGTGCGGTGCCTGGATCCGCAGGCGGATGTGGCGATGCTGGAGGCGCTGGAGCGAGACATTCATGGGCAGATGCGGGAGGCACAAGACCGGGACGCGCTGATGCGGAGGCTGCAGGATTCGTTCTCGAATGTGATTCAGCTCTCGCCGGCGAAGGGGTGTCTGGCGGAAGATCCGACGCGTGAGATTGAGGCGTTGGCTTCGATGTATCTGGAAACGGCGAAGGTGCCGGGTAAGCGGGAGGCTAGTGGGAGGCAGCGGATTCTGGCGACGATGCGAGATGCGTTTGAACACGCTGGGGTCGGTAACCTTCTGCTTCCAGTTCCGGTGGCGCCTTACACGAAGCAGGGCGATCCGTTTCAGTTCGACTTCGGATATCGGGTGGCGGGCGAGCTCAAACTATTTCATGCGGTGTCTTTGAAGGCGAGTGTAGAGAGTGCGGTGTTGTTGGCGGCGCGGTATCCGCGGATTGCGCCGGTAATGAACAAGATGACTGGGGCGGTGGCGAACTTGACGGCGGTGATTGACGATGATCTGGACCGTGGGCGTGATGAGGTGGAGTTTGCTTTGAGCACGATGGAGGATGAGAAGATTCGCATCGCGGTGGCAGCGGAGATGCCGATGATTGCGGAAGTGGCGCGGCGGGAGTTGAGAGCGTGACCGTGATTGGAGTTGCTTGGGTTCTTCTGAGCCCGGTGGCTATCACTTATGCGTGGTGGCTCTACTTCGCCAGGATGTGGCAGGAGCCTGGGAGTTGGCGGAACCGCGTGACTTTGGTATCGCTGATTCTGGTGTCACTGGCGATTCTGTTATGGCCCGTGATGATTGTGCGGATGCCCGCGGCGGACTGGCGTAACGGCGCGGAGATGGGATTTCAGTTTCGGTGGATAGGGGCGCGGTTTAGGGAGGCACTGTATAATATTGTTCGCGGCTGTTGTTCTGGGTTTGTTTGGAAGGCCGCGACTGATTTTGCCCATTGTCTTTGCGTGTATCGGTACGGCGATTCTCTGGGTGGTGGGTACCGCGACATAGAAGGATTGGGTTTAGATGAAAGCGAGCTCCGCTGCGGCGGGGCTTTTTTGTTGGGCCGGTTTCCTTGCTGATGGATCGAGTCGCGGGCAAGAGTGCCCACGCCACACAAACCAAGCATCGGGCTGCGCTCGATGGACAGCCGAGGGCGGCTGTCTCCACATTGATTTCATAAGAGACAAACATCATGACAATTACAGAGACGGTACGCGGCGCCTGGCGCCGGGCGGCGGGAGTGTCTTTCAACTCATTGCGGGCGAGGCTGCTGGCGGCTTCGCCTTCGGATGAGAAGCTGGCGAAGAGGCGGCGGACTTCGGCGCTGCCTTCGATCTTCAACTCTTACGGGCCGATCAACGATGCACTTCCAAAACCTTCGCCGTATAACTTGCGGCGGTTTTCGGAGACACCGGTGGCGAGGCGGGCGATCAACTGCATCAAGGATCGAATTGCGGGGATGCGTTGGCGAGTGCAGCCGCGCCAGGGGCGTGCGCTCGAGGCCATGCCGGAAGGCGCGCAGCGAGTGCGACTTCTCACCGACAACTTTGAGGCGCCGAATCCGGACGATTCTTTTCGCTCGTTCGCGGAGCAGGTGTTGGAAGACATCATCGTGGGTGGATATGGAGCGATTGAGGTGCAGGCCACGGGCGATGCGGCGCGGCCGCTGGTGCTATGGCCGGTGGATGGAGCGTCGATCCGGATGAATCTTGACTGGGACGGATCGCCGAGCGGGCAGCGCTACATGCAGGTGAACGATCAGTCGGGTGCGAACAGCCAGATCAAGCTGGATGACGACGAGCTGATTTATATCCGGCTGAATCCGCGGACACATACGCCGTTTGGATTGGGGCGGCTGGAAGTAGCGTTTGAAACGATCAATTCGTTTCTGGGCGCGCATCGCTATGCGTCGCGGCTGGCTTCAAATTCCGTGGTGCAGTACGCATTGTGGTTGCAGGATTTGACTCCGGAGCATCACGAACGGTTGATCCGGTGGTGGCAGGACGAAATTGAGGGCACGGGGCGTGTGCCGATTTTGTCGGTGGAGAGCAAGCCGGAAGTTTTGCGGTTCGGTGGAGGCACCGATGCCGATTTGCGATTGCAGTGGCAGGAATTTCTGCTGCGCATTATCGCCGATGCCTTCGACCTTCCTCCGTTCTACCTGGGCGTGGAGCGGGACGTGAACCGCTCCACCGCGGAGGAATACAACGACATGGCATTCCGACAGGCGATTGTGCCGACGGCGCGGCTGCTGGCGGAGCACCTGACACGGGATGCGATTGCGAAGAAGTTGGGATGGAATGATCTCGAATTTGTGTTTGCCGACGTGGAGACCACCGATCCGCTGGAGGAAGCGCAGATTCAGCAGATATTGCTACAGACGGGCGTGCTGACTGTGAATGAAGTGCGGCGGATGCGGGGGTTGCCGGAGCTCGACGCGGCTAACGGTTGACTAAGGTCAACATCCCCACCCTGTCGCAAAGAACGCGACAAGGATGGGGCACCCTACGGATGCTTCGGTGTCGATGAGGTCAAGAGATTCACCACAGAGAACACAGTGGCTCAGGGGCGAAGGTCAACCTCGACGGGTTCGATTTGGAACGGGGGCATGGAGATGATTGAACTGGAGAGTATGGCGATTGCGATGCCGGAAGTGGAGGGGCATCCCAACCGGGAGCCGTTTCGCGGGGTATTGACGGTGGTCGATGTGGCTTCGCAAGGGGCTCCGTCGGGGTCGAAAGGGCACCAGGTGCTTCTGACGCGTGCGGCGGCCGAGGCGGCGCTGCCTTCGCTGTTGGGGATGGCGCTCGACTACGCGCCTTCGTTCGACCGGCACGATATGCAGCGCAAGGTCGGCGTGATCACGGAGGCCGACGTAGTGGGGAGAAATCTTGAGATCGGCGGATACATTTTTGCGAAGGACTTTCCCGAAGTGGTGAAGAAGATTGCGACGTCTGGGCGGCGCGAGAGGGCGGCGAAGTCGCGGCATTCTTCGCGGCCTAATTTCCAGGCACGAAACATTCAGGCGAAAAACATCTTCGATTTCACCGATGCAGGCCGCAAGGCGAGGCCATCCTCGGAAGGGCCGGGATGGAAAGGATCATTATCGAGTCTGGCCAACCGGCTACTGAGTTTGACGATCGCACTGCGAGGTGGCCAGCCTGAGCGCGAAGAAGAGAGCGAGGAGGTCCGGCGCGGAATGCGCAACATGAGTCTGCATGCGGAGGACGCGGGGCTGGGAATGTCCTACGAAGTGACTGAGGTGCAAGTGGCTGACCCTAAGGCGCGTGTGTGGACGCTAACGAAGGTGTTGTTTACCGGGGCAGCGATCCTTCGACGCGACAAAGCGGCTTACCGGGATACGTGGATTGAGCTGGGTTCCTGAGTAGCAAAGTTGCGAGTACCGAGTACCGAGATTGGAACCTTTAGCGCCCGATGGACCTTGGAAAGTGACGACGCAGGTTTGTGAGCCAACAAGAGCACGAGGAAAGGGAAATACGATGAACGAAGAAGTGATGCAGCAGTGGATGGCGACGGCAGAACGGCTGGCGAATGCGGCCGAGGCGTTGGATCGCGTGTTGGGAAAGATGGAGTTGCAGCAGGAGGCTCTGAGCAACAAGGTGGACCGGATTGTAGCGGCGGTGGACGAACAGCCGCTGTACGAAACGGGACGCGCGGAGGGAAATCGGCAATTGGCCGAACGCGTGGCTGAGTTGGAGAAGTCGAACGCCGACTTGAAGGCGCAGGCGACGCGAATGACGCGGAAGACGCTTCCTGCAACCGTTTCGGCGATTCTGGCCAAGAGTTGCGAGGACGGGAGCGAAAAGCTCGACCGTGGGGTGCTGGATAAGACTCTGCAGAGCTTGAGCGTGGAACAGCGGATTGCAGTGAAGGCAGAGCTGGCGCGGGCTGGGATGATCGAGTAGTCCGGGGTCGGAGGTCCGGAGCGGGCGCGACTTTTGTCGCGTTTTTTTGTGCCCTTTGTCTCCTGAATGCGGAGTACGACATCGAAAATCCCGACTTCTCGCGCAAAAGGCGCGCGAGAAATGGGGCACCCGGGGCTGATCGATCGAGTCTTTAACGGCGGCAAAAATAGAAACGAGGAGAAAACATGAAAGGACAATTTGTAGATTTGTTTGCAGCAGCGGATTTTCTTGGGCCGGGCGCGGTTGAAGTCAACCGCTACCAGACAGAGATTTTCGACATCGTGCGGCGGCGGGGAGCCTTTGGGCAGAGGATCAAACAAGTGCCGGCTACGGGACATCCTTCGCGGTTTTTCGAAGAGACGGCGATTCCTGCACCTACAGCGGCGCAGGCGTTTGTGGATCCTCGCAGCATTGCGCCGGTGGTGAATGCGCCGACGCGCGTGGAATTGTCTGTACCACTGAAAGCGCTTGTGGGCCAGATCAATTACAACCTCTTCGACCTGGAAGTGACTGCGCAGCAGAGCCAGTTTGCCTATTTGCAAGCAAAAGACCTGGCCGATGCAGTGGACGGAGTGCTGCGCACCCACGATGTGGCTTTGTGGAATGGCACCGACACATCGCTGAGTGCGCCGACTACGGCGCAGTATTTCGGCGTGATCGGCCAGATCGAAGCGGGCGGAAACACAACCACGATTGGAACCACAGCCAGCATTGTGGATGGCATCAAGAGCACGATCGCGCAAATGGTAGCGAGTTCCTCGTTCCAGGTGCGGCCGACCGCGATCTACGCCAATCCGGTGCTGTTGGACTTGATCGACCGGGAGATGAAAACGGAGTTCAACGTAGTGCTGAACACTGTGGAGGTCACGGCCGGACTGAGGGTGAAAGCTCTGAGCACGCAGGCTGGAGATCTTCCGCTCATTCCGGAGTGGGCGATTGGTTACACGGGAACGCCGGGAAGCGGAACGGCGGTTTTGCCGGCGTACATCGTGACCGAAGATTTGATCGAGTACCACTGGCTGACCGATCCGAATCCTCGGGTATTCAAACTGGGGCTGCCCAGTGCGTTGACGCAGCAGATGGTGGTGGTGAAGTTCGGCGCACCAGTAGTAAAGGGGGCGAACTTCGCGCACTACGAGGTGAAAGTGCAACGGTAGGAAACCAGGGGCCAGAAGTTAGTGGCCAGTTGCGCGAGTCGTTGGTCGTTGGTCGTTTGTCGTTAGCCGGACAGAGCGCATGAGGATGGCAGCTTCATCCGAATCGCAGGTTCGGCAAAGGATCAACGACTGACGACTAACAACATTTTTTTTGCGAGAGAGAATCCACATGAATTATCTGGCAACGACGGACTACATCACGTATGGGCTGGAT